GCGTGCAAAGCCTCTAAAGCCTTGCGCTGCAAGGGATCTCACCAGTTCTTACAATGAGATCCCCTGTGGGGAGTTTAGAGGGGTTTAGTATCAGTTAACAGAAGCTAAGAGCACTTAACTGCGTGCTGGTCACGTTCGCGGAGTTTGCACTGATCAAAGGCTGCACGAAGGCGGCAGTCACACACGCAAGCAAGAGCCGGATTGCTGATGCTGTTGTTGAAGAGGATGGCAAGCGTTGGCTGGATCGTGACCTTGCGCTGGAGCTGTGGCGGAAGAACACGCTGAAGAACAACAACGCGAAGGTGGATGAACCTGACCCGGTGGAGCCGCGGCCAGCTAACCCGCGGGAGTTGCGGCAGCGATTGGCTGCGTTGCCTGATGATGAGATCCCGGAGCTGAATGAAAGCCGTGCGCGGCGTGAGCACTACCAAGCGGAGCTGGCGAAGTTGGAGGTGGATCTGAAGCGGCGCGAGCTGGTGCCTGCGGTGGATGTGAAGAAGGAGGCGTTCGCAATGGGGCGGAGTGTGCGTGAGGCACTGGCGAATTTGGCGGATCGGCTGAGCCACCAGCTTGCTGGCGAGACTGATCCAGCAGCGATCCATCAGGTGCTGACGGAGGAGCACCGTGCTGCGCTGGTGGAGTTGGCTGATGGTTAATCCATGGCGCGCTGGCTTCATGGAGGGGCTACGGCCTGAGGAGCCGTTGACGGTTAGCCAGTGGTCGGACCGCTATCGGCGGCTGAGCAGCAAGGCATCGGCGGAGCCTGGACCGTGGCGGACAGGAAGGACTCCTTACCTGCGGGAGCCGATGGACTGCTTGAGCAGCAGTAGCCCGGTGCAGCGAGTGGTGATGATGTTTGCTGCGCAGACGGGCAAGACGGAGGCCGGCAGCAACTGGCTTGGCTATGTGATCGACCATGCGCCTGGTCCGATGCTGTGCGTGCAGCCGACGGTGGAGATGGCGAAGCGCTTGAGCAAGCAGCGACTGGAGAGTTTGATCAATGAAACGCCTTGCCTGGCGCAGAAGATCGCACCGGCCAGGAGTCGAGACTCGGGGAACACGATGTTCGCGAAGGAGTACCTCGGCGGGATCCTGCTGCTGACCGGAGCGAATAGCGCGACGGGATTGCGCTCAGCGCCGTGCCGGTATTTGTTCGCCGATGAGATCGATGCCTTCCCGAGTGACGTGGATGGCGAGGGCGATCCGGTGGCGCTAGCGGAGCGCAGGACTACCACGTTCGCGCGGCGGAAGATCCTGCTGACCAGCACGCCGACCGTGAAGGACTTCAGCCGGATCGAGGCGGAATATCAACGGAGCGACCAGCGGCGGTTCTATGTGCCGTGCCCATGCTGCGGTGAGATGCAATGGCTGCAGTGGTCAAGGTTGAAATGGGAGGAGGGGAGACCGGCTACGGCTCGGTATGAGTGCGAGAAATGCGGCGAGCGATTCGAGGAGGTGCATAAGCCGCGGATGCTGGGCGCTGGTGAGTGGCGGGCGACGGCACCGAGCGATGGCAAGACGGCTGGCTTCCATCTGTCGGGTCTGTATAGCCCGCTGGGATGGTGCAGTTGGGAGCAGTTGGTGGATGACTTCCTGCGGGCGAAGGGTGATGGTCCAGCGCTGAAGGCGTTCGTCAATACCCGACTGGCGGAGACATGGGAGGAGGACTATGCGGCGGCGGTCAATGCTGAAGGCCTGATGGCCAAGCGGCTGGCATATGAGCCAGGGACATGCCCCGATGGGGTGGTGCTACTCACGGCCGGGGTGGACGTGCAGGACAACCGACTGGCGGTGAGTGTGTGGGGATGGGGCGAGGGCGAGACCGGCTGGCTGGTGTGGCATCAGGAGCTGATGGGTGATCCGACGCAGCTTGAGGTGTGGAAGCAGTTGGATCATGTGCTGGCCACCGGCTGGGCGACAGCTTGCGGGAAGGAGTTGAAGATCGCGCAGATGGCGATCGACTCCGGTGGCCATTGCACGCACGAGGTCTACAACTATGTGCGCGAGCGCGTGCGGCAGGGTGTGGTGGCGATCAAGGGCAGCAGCCGGCGCAACAGTCCGGCGGTGGGTAAGGGCAACAAGGTGGATGTGAACTGGCGCGGGAAGGTGCTGAAGAAAGGCGTGACGCTGTATCAACTAGGCACCGACACGATCAAGACCACGCTGTTCGGCAGGTTGCGGCACAACGAAGCTGGTGGCAGCTTGAACTTCGGGATGGCTGCTGATGAGGAATACTTCCGGCAGTTGACCAGTGAACGGCAGGCGCTGCGATATCACAGAGGATTCCCGATCAGGGAGTGGGTGAAGAAGTCGGGCGATCGAAATGAAGCATTGGATTGTGCGGTATATGGCTATGCGGCGCTGTTGATTTATGGGCGGCGGATGAATCAGGCGACGATGTGGCAGCAGTTAGCGCAGCAGTTGGAAGAAGGGAAGAAGGCACCGCTAAGATCAAGGAAGCAGCCTGCGCCTGCGGCTGGTCCCGGATTCGTGAGCAACTGGTAGGCCGTGAACATCCCTAGCGAGATCAGAGCAGGCGACACGATCCAGTGGCGGGATGTTGAGGGCGTGGACAACCTGGGCAATGCTGTGAGCAGTGCTGCCTATACGTTGACCTACTACCTGCGGTTCAACGCTGCTAGCGAAGGCGCGACGGTGGTTGGGACTGCGTACGGGACCGGCTGGGAGTTCAGCATTGCCGCGGCCACCAGCGCTGGGTTCGATGCTGGCACTTGGTACTGGCAGGCGGTTGCGACCAAGACTGGTAGCACGATCACGCTGGGCAGCGGCCAACTGACGGTGCTGGCAGCGCTGAGCTACTCGGGCACACCGGCAGCGCTGGATGGACGGTCGCAGGCGCAGAAGGATCTCGATGCGGTGCAGGCAGCGATCCGCGCGATCGTCTCCGGCGGTGTGGTCAGGCAATACACGATCGGCAACCGGAGCCTCAGCAAGTACGACATGAAGGACTTGCTGGAATTAGAGAGCAAACTGAAGGCTGAGGTGAAGCGCGAGCAGATGGCGGACTTGATCGCCAACGGCCTGGGCAACCCCCACAATTTGTTTGTGAGGTTCTGAGATGGGACTGAGGACTCGACTGTTCAAGGCGATGGGGTTCGAGCCGGTACGGCCGCGGCAGCGTGCGTATCAGGGCGCACGCGTTAGCAGGTTGACGGCTGACTGGGTGACCAGTGGCACCAGCGCCGATAGCGAGATCAAGTCGAGCTTCAAGAGCCTGCGCAACCGGGCGCGGCAGTTGTGCCGCGATAACGACTATGCGCGGCAGGCAGTCCGATCAATCCAGAACAATGTGATCGGGCACGGTATCCGCCATCAGGGGCAGGTGCGGATGCTGCGTGGCGGTCGGCTGGATGAGGCGATGAATGGTCGCATCCATGAGGAATGGGAGCGGTGGATGCATAAGAGCCGCTGCGATGTGAGCGGCCTGCTCGGCTTCCACGACATGGAGCGCCTGCTGGTGCGCAGCTTGGCGGAATCCGGTGAGGTGTTCATCCGCATGATCAAGCGGCCGTTCGGCGATAGTCGGGTGCCGTTTGCGCTGCAGGTGCTCGAGGCGGATTACCTGATTGATGACGACGTGCCGCAGGCCAGGGATGGCAACACGGTGCGGATGGGCATCGAGGTGGACCAGTACCTGCGGCCGCAGGCGTATCACTTCTATGCGAATCATCCGGGTGATACCTATGCGGGCAATGCGCGGACGAATGGCCGCCGGATCCGGGTGCCTGCTGATGAGGTGATCCATCTGTTCATCCCGGAGCGGCCTGGCCAAACCAGGGGCGTGACATGGTTCGCCTCGGCGCTGATGCGGCTGCACATGCTGCAGGGCTATGAGGAGGCGGAGGTGGTGCGTGCTCGGGCGAGCAGCGCACTGATGGGATTTATCAGCAGCCCCGAGGGTGAGCTGGTGGGCGATGAGGTTTATGAGGGTGAGCGCGTCAGTGAGTTTCAGCCGGGGGTGTTCAAGTATCTGCAGCCGGGCGAGAGCGTGACGGTGCCCGACCTGAACGCACCTGATGGTCAGCTCGAGCCGTTCACGCGATCGATGCTGCGTGCGGTGGCGGCTGGTGTGGGCGTGAGCTTCGAGAGCATCAGCAAGAACTTCTCAGAGAGCAACTACAGCAGCAGCCGGCTGAGCCTGCTGGATGAGCGGGATACGTTCCGCGTGCTGCAGCGGTACATGATCGAGAACTTCCATCAGCCGGTGTTTGAGGCCTGGCTTGAGATGGCGGTGCTGAGTGGTGCGCTGAGTTTGCCTGGCTATGAGAGCAACCCTGATCGATATCGTGCTAGCCGCTGGGTGCCCCGGAGTTGGGACTGGGTAGATCCCCAGAAGGAGGTGGATGCGTACAAGACGGCTGTGCGGTGCGGCTTTAAGACGCTCGGCCAGGTGATCGCTGAGCAGGGCGGCGATCTTGAGGATGTGCTGGTGGCGCGTCAGGCGGAGCTGGCAATGCTCGATGAACTGGACATTGTGACCGACACCGACCCGAGCGAGGTGACCGAGGGCGGTGCGGTGCAGGCTGCTATGCCGATGGGTGCGACGCCAGCGTTCGAGGAGACGGAGGCGCCGGTCGAGGAGGAGGAGGAGTATGAGGAGCTGAGTGTGCTCGAGGATCCGACCGAGGCGCCTGAGGATTGATGGCAACGATTGAGGGGCAGGAGATCGACCTGATGCCCACCGAGGGCATGAAGGAGGAGGCGCAGCGCTACCGGGACTGGAAGGCTGAAGGGCGCGATGGTGGCACCGAGGTGGCGGCTACGCGAGCTGGGCAGATCCTGAGCGGTGATGAGTTGAGCGCCGACACGGTGATCACGATGGCGGCATGGTTCGCCCGGCATGAAGTGGACAAGCAGGGCGAAGGATTCAGTCCGGGTGAGGATGGCTATCCGTCACCTGGGCGTGTGGCATGGGCAGCATGGGGCGGAGATGCTGGCCAAGAATGGGCTACATCGAAGGCCGATAGAATCAAGGCAATACAAGAAAGAAGCGCCGTGGACTTAGAGCGCCCCTATCCGAACGAACATGCTGCTCGGTTGACCGATCCCGCGCAGTATGACTCGTTGCGTCGAGAGAACGATGCGGGCGGCTCAGGCATTGACTTCATCTACGGGATCAAGGAAGGAGAGTCTGAGATTCAGGCGATCCGGTTCCGTAGCTCGCAATTCACGCCGGCTGAGGCACGGGCGTGGCTAGCTGAGCATGACTTCGATCCGATCATGTTCGAGGAAGCTACGGGCGACGGTGAAGCCAATCGCGCTGCAGCAAATGAGCTGAGCGAAGGCGACTTCGTGCAATGGGATTCGAGCGGTGGTACTGCGCGTGGCCGGATCGAGCATGTGATGCGTGAGGGCACGCTGGGCGTACCCGACACGGAGTTCAGCATTGACGCCAGCGCCGAGGATCCTGCTGCATTGATTCGGATCTATAGCGAAGGCGAGGAAGGCTGGGAGGCGACCGAGACGCTGGTCGGCCATAAATTCTCGACGCTCACCAAGATTGCGGCACTGCGGAGCCTGACGGGCAAATATCAGCGTGCAGAGCTGACCAGCTTTGATGAGGTGGAAGAGCGGACCTTCGAGTTCCCATTCAGTTCGGAGTATCCGGTGGCTCGGTATTTCGGCAATGAGATCCTGAGCCACGAAGGCAAGGCGGCTGATCTGAGTCGCCTGAACGATGGCGCTCCGCTGTTGTTCAACCACAACCCTGATCGCGTGATCGGTGTTGTGGAGCGCGCGTATATCGACGGCAATAAGCGCCGAGGATATGCGCGTGTGCGGTTTAGCCGCAACCCATTCGCTCAAGAGATCTTGAGCGATGTGAAGGATGGCGTTCTCAGGAACGTCTCCTTCGGCTACTCCATCGACAAAATGGAGGAGCGTGGCAGTGGCGATTATCTCGCTACTGCTTGGTCTCCTTACGAGATCAGCGTTGTCTCGGTGCCGGCTGACCCCGGCGTCGGGATTGGCCGATCGCTTGAGGATGACAATGCTGCTTCGGCAGCACCAACACCCGATCCCATTCCTTCAATGGAAAACACCACCCCCGATCTGGCCGTGGTGCGTGCCGAAGCCGCTGAGGCTGAGCGCGCCCGCATCTCGGACATCACCTCCCTGTGCACCAAGCACGGCATGGAGGACCTTGGCCGGCAGATGGTCGAGTCTGGTCGTTCAATCGACGAGGCTCGTGCTGCTGTCCTCGACAAGCTCAACATCCCCCAGGAGACTGTGACCATGCAGGCCGCCGACATTGGCCTCAGCGAGAAGGAGAGCCGCAGCTTCTCTTTCCTGCGCGCCATCAACTATCTGTCCAACCCGACCGATCGCTCTGCCCGTGAGGCTGCTGCGTTCGAGATCGAGGCCTCTGAAGCTGCTGCTGCCAAGCTCGGCCGTCAGTCCCGTGGCATCACCATCCCCCAGGATGTGCTGCGCCGTGACCTGAACGTCGGCACCGCTTCCGCCGGCGGCAACTTGGTTGCCACCGATCTGGATGCTGGTTCGTTCATCGACCTGCTTCGCAACGCTTCCGCCTTGGATCAAGCTGGCGCCACCGTGCTGACCGGCCTGACCGGCAACGTGGCTATCCCCCGCCAGTCCGGCGCTGCTACCGCTTACTGGGTGGCCGAGTCCGGTTCGCCCACTGAGTCCCAGCAGACCGTCGACCAGGTGAGTCTGGTGCCCCGCACCGTGGCGGCCTATACCGACTTCAGCCGTCGCCTGATGATCCAGTCCTCCATCGATGTGGAGAACATGGTGCGTAGCGACCTGCCGGCCTGTATGGCACTGGCTCCAACAGCGAGCCCCTGGGTCTGAAGAACACCACCGGCATCGGCACCGAGGACTTCGCTGCTGCTGCTCCTACCTTCGCTGAAGTGGTGGCACTGGAGAGCGACGTGGCTACCGCCAACGCTCTGCTGGGTACGCCTGTGTACCTGATGAACGCTGCTATGCGCGGCAACCTCAAGACCACGAAGAAGGACGCCGGCTCCGGCATCTTCATCATGGAAAACGGCGAGGTGAACGGCTACCGCGGTGTGCTGTCCAACCAAGTTGCTTCTGGCGATCTGTGGTTCGGCAACTTCGCCGACCTGATCATCGGCTACTTCTCTGGCCTCGACCTGATGGTGGACCCCTACACCCACAGCACCAGCGGCACCGTCCGCGTTGTGGCGATGCAGGACTGC